GATTATAAAGTTGGAAAAACATGGGCTGATACACATTAAATGCTTGACACTCTGAATCAGGTAGTATATACTGATGGAGTTGTAGTAGTAGACAAACACAATATCAACAGCCACAATGGTGTGGCACTAAACACAAGGAAAATTAATATGCCTCCAATTCAACCTCTATATTTAACTGGTAAATGCTATTGGGCCTCTGTCGTAGAGCCTAACAGTACGTTTGAACCTGCTTGGCAAGTTGATCTCTGCCTTGATGCAGATTCAAAAGCTTTAGTAGAAGGTGCAGGTCTAAATGTACGTAACAAAGAAGATGAACGTGGTGAATTTGTCACGTTGAAGCGTAAGGTGCAGGGTAAGAACGGTCCACGTCAAGCACCTACGGTAGTGGATTCCCAAAACAATCCTTGGGATAAGAAACTTATTGGGAATGGCAGTGTGGTCACAGTAAAGGCACTTCCCTTTGAGTGGAACTATGCAGGTAAGGCGGGTAAGTCTGCTGACCTTGCAGCAGTTCAAGTTGTTGAGTTGGTTGAGTATGCTATGGATAAAGACTTTGATGTTGTGGAGGGTGGCTATATTAATAATGCTGCCTCTGACATGTCAGATGATATCCCGTTCGGCAACTAGGTGAAGGTGGGGTGCTGCATTTTTGATGTTAGTGTAGCACCCCAATCCTATTATGAAAAATATTAATACAATAGTAGAAGATATCTATGAGTTATTTAATCTCACACCCATAGATCGTGATGAGAAAGAAGTAGATGATCTAATAGATAACTTTGGTGAGATGCTTAAGGTTCACATCAAAGAATTTATGTATAGCAAACCAAGAACCAGTGGAAATCTTAGGCTGTCTGCAATAGGAAAGCCTGATAGACAATTATGGTATGATGTTAATACAGAAACGACAGAAGAAAAACTACCACCAAGTACACGCATTAAATTTCTATATGGATATATTCTTGAAGAACTTTTACTACTCTGTGCATCTATAGCAGGTCACACAGTAGAGGATCAACAGAAAGAAGTTACAGTAGAGGGAGTACTAGGTCATCAGGATGCAGTTATTGATGGGGTTCTGGTTGATTGTAAGTCTGCTTCTGGATTCAGCTTTAAAAAGTTTGAGTCTAATACAATAGCTGACGACGATCCCTTTGGATACATGGCACAGATATCTGCCTATGCTCAAGCCAATGGTATAGATCAAGCAGCCTTTCTTGTTATAGATAAATCTACTGGTAAGATTTGTTTAACACCGGTACACTCTATGGAGATGGTCAATGCAAGTAGCAGGATTAAGCACCTTAAGGAAGTTGTTAAGGGAAGTGGCGTACCTTCTAAGTGCTATGCTGCTGTTCCTGATGGGAAGTCTGGCAACCTTAAGCTTGCTGTTGGTTGTGTTTATTGTAGACACAAGAGTATGTGTTGGTCTGATGCTAATCAAGGTAAAGGAATACGTACTTTTAAGTATTCAAATGGTACAAGAGAGTTGGTTGAAGTTGTTAAGACGCCTGACGTTGAAGAGGTAACTGCTTAAATGCAGTGGAAATATAGTAAGAAACCTAATCCAAAGAAACACTTTGGGTTTGTCTATCTTATTACAAACAAGAAGACAGGCAAAGCTTATGTAGGTTGCAAGCAGTACTGGCACCCAGTGAAAAGAAAGAAGGGTAGTAGTGCAGCAGCCAAGAGAGAATCTAACTGGCTTATTTACATGGGTTCTTCTAAGTCACTGCTAGAAGATATTAAAAAGTTAGGCAAGAGAAGTTTTAAGTTTGAAATTATAGCTGAGTTTAAAAATAAAAGAAGCCTGAAATACTACGAGCTATACTACCAGATGAAATATAATGTACTGTCTTCTGTCTTAGAAGGTACAGATGAAGCAGCATATTATAATAACTATGTAGGTGGTAAGTTCTATAGGCCAGTACAAGAGTTTGAGGATGAACCAACAAAATATAAATAATATACTAGAGTTACGAGAAGAAAGTAAAAAAGATTCAAGCAATATTTTATTCTTATCTGTTATATACCAAGCTCTATTGGATGCAACTAAGTCTAAAAGTATTACTGAATCGAGTAGTATCACATCTCTAAGAAGAGAAGCTACCAATTGGTTCTTCGCTTCTATAGGTGTGACCAGTGAAAACTTTGAGTTTATATGTGACTACGCTGACCTTAATCCTAATAAGGTTAGGGAGTTTGCATCTTATGTTATTAACTCAGACAATAATAAAGAAGTAAGACATAAACTAAATCTTTTACTAAGGAGAAAAGAACTTGAATAAACATTTAAAGAAACTAAAGATGACGTACTTTCAGCACTTTGTATTTGCTTTACAGCTTGCTGTTGAAAGCCTCTTGACTGCTGTTGTACTTGTGATACATTCGGTATTCCCCTGTCTGTTTACAGACTACTTCTCAAATTGGATTGAAGCATGTCGTATCAGACTTAAACGCTGAAGGAGTTAAGTGGATGGCTGAAGAAAGAGATCACTATATTTTAAGACGTATTAAAGAAGATAGGAAAGAAGCCGAGCATAAGAGAAAGATTGCTGAAAAAAAGAATGAGGATAAGATTCTTAAAGAAGCTTTAGATATCCAAGTAGGTGGTACTCACTACAAAAATTGTAAGATACAGCCTGTAGAATATATTTATGCCAACAATCTTACCTTTCTTGAAGGGAATGTTATTAAGTATATCACACGTCACAAAACAAAGGGTGATGGTGAAGCTGACATACGTAAAGTAATTCACTACGCACAGATGATACTACAAATGGAATACAGTAAAGGAGACTAACCACATGCCTCAGATGACCCACCTTGGCATCAACATTAACCCCGCACAAGATCACTTGTTCGATGAGCTTGGTATTGCTAGGCTTAAAGAATCTTACATGATGGATAATGAGTTGTCTCCGCAAGAGAGATTTGCTTTTGTATCTAAAACATTTTCTACTGATAACGATCACGCCCAAAGACTTTATGACTATGCCTCTAAGCATTGGCTGTCTTACTCTACTCCTATACTATCTTATGGGAGGTCCAAGCGTGGACTACCTATCTCGTGTTACCTTAACTACATTGACGACACTGCTGAAGGGTTAGTAAACAATCTATCAGAGACTAACTGGCTGTCCATGTATGGTGGTGGTGTAGGTATTGGCTTTGGTATTCGTTCTGCTGATGACAAGTCTACGGGTATGATGCCGCACCTAAAGATGTACGATGCCTCTAGCCTAGCCTACCGTCAGGGACGTACACGTAGGGGAAGCTATGCTGCCTACCTAGACATAGATCACCCTGATATTATCTTGTTCTTGGAGATGCGTAAGCCTACTGGCGATCAAAACTTTAGATGCTTGAACCTCCATCATGGTATTAACATTAGTAATAAGTTTATGCAGCTTGTAGAAGATTGCATGACTGATCCTAATATAGATGATAGCTGGCACCTACGTGACCCACATACAAAAGAAATTAAAGAGACTATCTCAGCAAGGGATATGTGGCAGCGTATCTTGGAGATGCGTATGCAAACAGGCGAGCCATACCTACACTTCATTGACACATCCAATGAAAAGATGCCAGTATGGTTGAAGCAGATTGGCTTGAAGATTAATCAGTCTAACTTATGCTCAGAGATTATACTACCTACTAATAAAGATCGCACTGCTGTATGCTGCTTGTCTTCTCTTAACTTAGAATACTTTGATGAGTGGTCTAAAGATAAAGGCTTTCTTAAAGATGTACTGGAGATGTTGGATAATACTTTGAGTAAGTTTATTGAGGATGCTCCTGATAGTATTAGTCGTGCTAAATATTCAGCAATGCGTGAGCGTAGTGTAGGTGTAGGTGCCTTGGGTTTTCATGCTTACCTACAGAAGAAGGGTATGCCTTTTGAATCTGCTATGGCTAAGTCTTCTAACATGAGAATGTTTAGACACATTAGATCAGGTCTTGACTCAGCCAACCTTGAGCTTGGACGTGAGAGAGGTGAAGCTCCTGATGCCCAAGGTACTGGACTAAGGTGTAGTC